AATACTTCGATCTACAATATTTTACAACGCCGAAAGCTATTAAGTGCTATGCGTTATATAAAAGAAACCAAGAAACATCTTCTCCGGATAGTGAAGACAATATTATAAAATGTAAGCAATGCTGTACATTTATTATGCGTTATTGTGTTAAGAATAATTTAACACTATCTGAATACAAGAGTATAAATAACGGTACAACACCTCTGGTGTTACAACACCTCCGTGATCATAGCATAAATTTTTATGTTATACACGGTCTTGAATGTGACAGAATTATTAGACAAGTTGAACCAGATCTCTTAGAATTTTTTATTACTGATTTTAATAAACTGCTGAATGATACACGGATTAATTTCCAACAATCTGCAAAATTAAAGGTAATGATAAGAGAATCTTTTCGACTTATTGAAGAATATCTGTTGAAAAATAAAAAAAGTGAGATATAATAAAGTATAACCAAAATTAAACTAACAACCAAAATATAAAAAATGAGTTCATTCAATACATCAATGTTTCAATCCATCAAGGATGCACTAGTCAAAAATGAAGGTGAAGGTAGTAATGCTACCTACAACGAAATCATGAAGACTACACCAGGCAATACCTATACTATTAGATTGTTGCCCTTCGCTAAGGATCCAAAAAATACGTTCTTCCATTATTACAATCATGGATGGCCGTCATTTGCAACAGGTCAATACGTACAAACTCTATCGCCGATGACCTTCGGTGAACGTGATCCGATCGCTGAAGAACGCTTCAAGATTCTACGTGCAGGGTCAGAAGACGATAAAGAAAAAGTCAAAGCAATTAAACGTATTGAGAAGTATCTTGTTAACGTTTATGTTGTTGATGATTCACAGAATCCTGATAACAACGGCAAAGTTAAGATTCTTCGCTACGGTAAGCAACTTCATAAAATTATTATGGAGGCTATTGAGGGTGAGGATGCAGAAGAGTTCGGTCCACGAATTTTCGATCTTGGATCTACCGGTGTTAACTTTAAAGTTAAGTGTGAAAATCAAGGAGAGTTTCCTACCTATGTATCATCTCGATTTACTTCAGCAGGTAAACTTGCTCTTACAGAAGATGAGCAAAAGAAGATCTACGATAGCACTTTTGATCTTACAAAAGTCTTTAGTCTTAAGTCATATGATGAACTTAAAGCTATGCTTAATGAACATTACTACTGTAAGACGGAAGCCTCTGAACCCGAAGTAAATACTCAGCAAGCTAGAATTTCAACACCATCAACTCAAGAAGAAAAAAATGCAGATAATTCACCATTTAAGGCATCATCTCAATTTAATGATACTTCTATTGATGATGAAATCGACGAGCTTCTCAAGGACCTGTAATATGACTGACGAAGAAAAACAAGCATTCTTAATGTTTGCGGGGACTATGCATGGCATTGCAAAGCAAACTGATCAGATGATTATGGGTCAGTCGGTTAACCTAAGACCTATTAGTACAGACATTCAAAATACGTTTGCGCAAGTGTTACAAGCACCTACACAGCGTGCAGAGATGCATCACCAAGCTCCGATAGAACAACCAATTGAGCAACCATTGGTATACGAACAACCTATAATCCCACCACAATCCTTACCGATCAGTGAACCAATTGTTGGTGTTGAGCAGGCTGTTAAAGAGTTAAAACATATTCAGCAAGCTATTAGACCTACAGAAGTAACAAATAATGTAGACATTATTGATGTTCTTAAGGAAATTAGCTTGAACTTAGCTAGAATCGCGACTACACTTGAAAGCCATGGCGGACAAAAGAGAACTAAGAGTACTAAAGCAGCCTGAATTTGTAAAGTTTCTAGATGCGATATCGAAAATCAACGAGTCAGCGATAGTAAATGTACAGGCTGGAGAGCCTGGTCAACTATCCTGTCTCGTCTCTTCCGCAGACAATACACTAATATTGTCTGCGGAATTAAATTCGGTAGAAGCTAATTTTAACGGTACAAATAATATACCTGACATTAAGAAACTTATTCGCGTTATAGATAGCATTTCTGTAAAGGAAATGATATTGAATGTTAATTCAAATAACTATGAATATAAAGATAACCGTGTTAAGTTTAAGTATCATTTGTACGAAGACGGGTTGCTTGCAAAGCCTACTATTAATATTGAAAAAGTTAATAGTTTTAAATATGATATTAGTTTTCAGTTAACAAAAGATATCCTACAATCAATTATTAAAGGTAGTACATTTGCAACTGAGACTAATAAAGTATATCTTTTTACAGAAGATGGCTGCTTAAAAGCGGAGTTAACTGATAGAGCTCGACATAATACTGATGCATTATGTTTGGATCTAGGTGAAGTTAATTTTGTACTTAATCCCTTACCCCTTAATTTGGATAATATTAAACTTTTATCTACTATTGGAAATATTATAGATGTAGGAGTAAATACACAGTATGGTGTTTGCGTGTTTGATATGCAAGCAAATGACATTAAATTAAAATATATTGTAACCTCACTAACACAATGAAGATTGCTAAAAATAAAATTACCACATTATCATATTTCGTAAAACGTTTAAAAGATTGTAAGTTTAATACATGGAAAATTAATACTAACTATTCTATTGCAGATCCAAGAAAATGGACTATTCTAGTTGATCCGGGTAATTCATCCTTGTTTATTACTTGCTATGAAAATAAGGACTTTAAAGGTGAAATGATGTTTGAGTTTAATGACGGTGGTAGACTATTTCCACGCAATTACTCGTTAAAAACATCATCAATGGAAGTAGTTATTACTAGTTTAATTGAGAGAGGTATTCCGCAACTAGAAGAATGAGATGTTTAGTCGTAAATCTGAAATAGGTCATATTTACGCAGTTCATAGCGGTACATATGCAGGTGAGATATTAATACTTGTTGAAAAAACAGCACAGTTTTATAATTTTCTTGCAGTACCGACTATGTTAAATCGAAATGTACCTAAAGAATCATTTGAATTAGCAAGGAACTCTAATATTATTAAGTACGTCGAGCAAGGTCCAAAAGAAGTTGTAAAGATTTGTAAAGAACAGTATAGTAAAAATGAAGACACTTATAATGGATATGAATAATGCGATCCATCGCACATACTGGACGGCTAAAACGATAGTAGGACTTGAAGATCCAGAAAAATTAAATAACTTTCATATTTACTTTACACTTAATGCGATTAAAAGTTATGTCAACACTTATAAGCCTGATAAGATCCTCGCCTGCTGGGATGAAAAGCCTGATTATCAACGCAATGATCGTAAAGATCTTTTTTCTGATTATAAAGGTAATAGGTCATCTGACACAGCGCCACATCAAAACAACGAAAAGATTAAGGAATTTCTTTATACCTTAGGTATTCCTTCTATTTTTCCACGGAAGCTAGAAGCTGATGATGTTATTGCATATTTGACCGAGTCTTTAGAGGGATCTAAGGTTATTATCTCGGTTGATAAAGATTTTTTACAGTTAATTAATAAAAGCGTTATTGTATATGATCCAATTCGTAAAAAAGAGACAAATACGGCTAATTTTGTAGAAAATGTAGGATGTGAACAGGTTAATTTCATGACTATCAAATGCTTAGTAGGTGATAAATCAGACAATGTACCAGGAATACCTAAATTTGGTAAGGTTAAGGTTAAAAAGTATCTCGAAGGTACAGTTAAACTCACAGACGAAGAATACTCAATTTTTACACGCAATCTCGAGTTATTTCGCCTAGATAAGTATCGGCAAATAGAAAATCGTGATGAGTTGATATACTATCAAGAACAAATGCCAAATGCTATGAGTTGCGAGCCTGATTTTCAGCAATTTATCGACTTATGTAAAGAGCATGATATTAACTCTATCTTATCCAAGAAAGAAGACTGGTATAATTTGTTTTTTGTTAAGCATAAGCTATTATCAATGTTTGCATGATTAACTTACCTGAAGAGTATATCGTACAGAAATTTTACGAATTAGGATACTACCCTAAAACTAACAAGTATAACAACACATACCAGTGTTCATGTCCTTTGTGTAGGGAAGGAAGCGGGTCATCATTTGGTAAAAAGAAACGCTGCTATTACATTCCAAAGAATGACAATATCTTCTGTCATAACTGTGGGTGGTCTGGTAAGCCATATACATGGATCAAACAAGTATCCGGTAAGACTGATACGGAGATTATTTCCGAAGTGGAGGAATATACAGGTGAACGTGAGATTTTGCCTAGCTTTGATGAGCCTATTGTTAAACCTAAGACAGAGACACTACCAAAAGACTCTATTAACCTGAGTGACCCTTATCAGCTTAAGTTTTACGGTGCGAATCCCATCGTCTCCGCGTGTTTAAACTTAATTCACAGTAGACGTCTAGATACAGCGGTAAACCGCCCTGACAATCTTTATCTTTCATTAACAGATCCTGTTCATAAGAATAGACTAGTGTTGCCGTTTAAGAACGAACATGGTAATATTGAGTTCTATCAGTCTAGAACAATATTACCAGCTGATAATAAGACAAGACCGAAATATGTATCGAGAATTAATGCTGAAAAAACATTATTTAATATAGACAAAGTTACTAATGATATATCGAGTGTCTTTATATTTGAAGGGCCAATAAATGCATTTTTTACTAAAAATAGTGTAGCTGTCGCGGGTATTACAGAGAGGGGTAATGCAACATTTACTGAAAGGCAACAAAAACAGGTAGATACAACACTAAAATGGTTAGATCGTATTTGGGTACTTGATAGTCAGTGGATTGACAATGCATCTCTAAAGAAATCAGAGACATTATTACTAAATGGTGAGAAAGTCTTTATATGGCCTGAAAAGTTTGGTACACGATTTAAAGATTTTAACGATATCGCCATGCATTGTAAGATAGATGAGATATCAGCAGAATTTATACAAAAAAATACCCACGAATCACTCGAGGGTATTATTAAGCTTTCAGAGATTAAAAAGTTTAGACTCCTCTGTAGCTAGCCTTATTTTCTGTAGTAATTACAGAATTAAATTTTTGAATAAGAGCTGCAATTTCAGTTGCAGCACGCGTAATTCTACTTTGTTGATCTTCTAAATCCTTAAGAATAGTATCTTCATCAGCTCCTGCAATAGCTGACTGAACTGAATCACCGGTACCGTTAAGAAACTCATTAAATTCTGTTAAGCGCTGTGACCAGCCATTAATTTTTTCTACATACTGAGCATGTACACGAGCAGTGGCTTCTACAGCCGCAGCTGTATGTTGAGCTACTTCACTATTAGCACCTTTACCACCGGAAGGATCAACATCAAACTTACCAGGATCTGTACCTTGATCAAGCGATTGCTCCATTGCTTGTCTGTCTTCGTCCTGTTCATGTAAGGCTCTAAAAAATCTACTTTCAAACTTAGTCATATAATTATTTATACCAAAGCATAAATAAATACAATGCCAGTTGCAACAAATCCATACAATATAGGAGTCGCATCAAAGCCTATAGCAGACTTTGATGTATCTGCTCAGATTAAAAAATATGAAGATGAAGCTGCAACACATGAAGCTCCACAAGTTCTTCCGTTTAATTTTAATTCAGCAAACGAGTTAATTAGTAAACTATATCTTGATCTTCTTGAACTGAGAGCAATGTTTATTACTGCAGAAAGCAACTCACAAGTGAAGGCTAAAAATCTAGAACCTATATATAAGGTTATTGACAATATAGGTACAGAAATCACACAAAATATTCCTGAATTGCTTGATAAGTTAGCATTATAAGTTATAATTACTTATGATTAAAAAAATCGGAATATCACTCATACTTACTAGTTTAATAAGTCTTGGTATTGGGTTTATACTGCAAAGTTTTATAGGGTTTTGGCAAGGTGTTACAGCAGCCTTTATTATTCATTTTTTAATTTTTTATCTTTTTAACCCTAATAAAAAGAGTCAAATCTTTTTAGAAAGTGAACAGTCTGCATTCAACCACCTTCTTCAGACACAAACAGTAGAGATAAACTGCCCTTGTGGGCAAAATCCAACCAAAGCACCTATACTACTTAACGAAGATAATATTTTTATCTGCGAAAAATGCGCAAGTAAGTATCGAGTTAATGCCACTTTTGAATCTGTTTTATTAACTGAACCACTTAACATTGAGAATGCATTTAATGCTTTAAAGAAAAGGGAACTTCCTTATACTAGTGTATAATGAGAACGTTTAACTTTAAACTTAAAACCGGTAAAGAAATTAATATGGATATCGATGAGCTGACGCGTTGGGCGTGTTTGCTTGAAGGTATTGAGCAGGTATCAAATAAATGTGATGAGCTTGGCTATGGTAAGGATAACAATGAATGGATCAAACCTCTTGCATTTCAGAAATATATTGATGAACGCTTTCACTCTATGAAGCATGATCTTACCGTTGAAGCGATGATGGGTAATATTTAATTAGCTATAAAGCAATGATAATTGTCATCTAGGAGTATCCATGGCTGAGTTCAATAGCTAGAGACATGAGAGACGGTCATCAGGTGTGACTTTTTATTATTGGTATTCAGGACGCGTAATAGTGGGTGGTTTTGAAATTAAGGAAACGGAGTGAGGGAGACGATCATACGATAATTCTGCTGATATACATCATCATACGTTCCAGCTGGGTTTGTTGCATCTTCACTACCTACACCCGGACCGTAGTAGAAAAGCCATCCGGGTGTATAGACATGCACATATTCCCCTAATTCTTCATCATAATATGTTTCCACGTAGGTCGCGTTAAGATACCATGCCAGCCAGAATGTCTCGTCGTAAGTGCCGTTGAAGAAGCTACCTTCGTAATAATCGTTCGTAGCTGCGCCAATCATCCCACCAAACGGGCCGTTGACGACCCACGTCATCGTAAAGTCTGTCTCCGGACCATCAGGATATTGATAGTGTCTGACATAGATTGTTTCAGGGAGACTGCCAACTGTTGGTGTTGGTGTAGGAGTTACTGATGTTGGTGTTGGTGTAGGAGTTACCGGTGTAGGAGTTACTGTTGGTGTAGGTGTTGGTGTTGGGCATGCGCCGCTGGTGACAGTGGCGTAGTAAGGCGGAAACGCGCCAGGAATATAATAACCATCAGGTGAAGAGCCGTCGTTGTAGTAATAGCTGGATACATAATTAGGATCGTCCAGCTCCCAATATGATGTATAGATGTTATAGTCGAGTGTGAACGTGCCTCCAGGACCTGTGCCGGTGTATCCGATGACAACATTCCCAGACATGTTGAATTGCGTCTCCGTGGTAACATATGGGTCATACGTTGCCTGAGTGTACTCGACGCAGATGGTTTCGATACCTAATCCAGTAGGTGTTACTGTTGGTGTTACAGTAGGTGTTACTGTAGGTGTAGGAGTATTAGTAGGAGTTATTGTTGGTGTTATTGTTGGTGTAGGTGTATTAGTAGGAGTATTAGTAGGAGTATTAGTAGGAGTTATTGTTGGTGTTATTGTTGGTGTAGGTGTATTAGTAGGAGTATTAGTAGGAGTATTAGTAGGAGTATTAGTAGGAGTTATTGTTGGTGTTATTGTTGGTGTAGGAGTATTAGTAGGAGTATTAGTAGGAGTTATTGTTGGTGTTATTGTTGGTGTTATTGTTGGTGTAGGAGTATTAGTAGGAGTTATTGTTGGTGTTATTGTTGGTGTAGGAGTATTAGTAGGAGTATTAGTAGGAGTTATTGTTGGTGTTATTGTTGGTGTTACTGTAGGTGTAGGAGTATTAGTAGGTGTATTAGTAGGAGTTATTGTTGGTGTTACAGTAGGTGTTACTGTAGGTGTTACTGTATTAGTAGGAGTATTAGTAGGAGTCACTGTAGGCGTTACTGTAGGCGTTACTGTAGGTGTATTAGTAGGTGTTACTGTTGGTGTAAGTGTAATAGTAGGTGTTATTGTTGGGGTAGGTGTCGGTGATAGGAAGAGGGTAGGCGTTACTGTTGGTGTAAGTGTAATAGTAGGTGTTACTGTAGGTGTAGGAGTATTAGTAGGGGTTACTGTAGGCGTTACTGTAGGGGTTACTGTAGGGGTTACTGTTGGTGTTACTGTATTAGTAGGAGTATTAGTAGGAGTTACTGTAGGCGTTACTGTAGGGGTTACTGTTGGTGTAGGTGTATTAGTAGGTGTATTAGTAGGAGTTATTGTTGGTGTTACTGTAGGTGTTACTGTAGGTGTTACTGTAGGTGTTACTGTATTAGTAGGAGTATTAGTAGGAGTATTAGTAGGAGTATTAGTAGGAGTTATTGTTGGTGTTACTGTATTAGTAGGTGTATTAGTCGGAGTTATTGTTGGTGTTATTGTTGGTGTTATTGTTGGTGTAGGTGTATTAGTAGGAGTTATTGTTGGTGTTATAGTAGGCGTTACTGTAGGTGTTACTGTAGGTGTTACTGTTGGTGTAGGTGTATTAGTAGGTGTATTAGTAGGAGTTACTGTAGGCGTTACTGTTGGTGTAGGTGTATTAGTAGGTGTATTAGTAGGAGTTACTGTAGGCGTTACTGTTGGTGTAGGTGTATTAGTAGGCGTTACTGTTGGTGTAGGTGTATTAGTAGGCGTTACAGTTGGTGTAGTTGTATTAGTAGGAGTTATTGTTGGTGTTACTGTATTAGTAGGAGTTACTGTTGGTGTTACTGTTGGAGTAGGGGTATTAGTAGGAGTTACTGTTGGTGTAGGAGTTATTGTTGGTGTAGGTGTGGGTGTAGGAGTACACAGGTTAAGTGCGTAAGCTGTTTCGATAGCAATATTAGTTACCTTACTAGAAGTTATTTTGTGTGTAGCTTGAGCTTGAATAGTGATTACCTCATTAGGTATACAATTTACATACAATGTAAAGTCTTTAGTTTCGCCAGGCTGTATTACAGTTGTTCCTTCAGAATTAGAAGAATTACTCATTACACTAACAACTAAATCATATTCTCCAGGGTAACCTATTTCTGACATTGTTACACTGAACATAACTCTTGTATCATACGGTTCACCTGTTGCAGGATCATAACAATCTTCAGATGGGTAACCGTCAGTATTGCTTATATCTACGCTACTAATAGTGAGAGTAGGCGGTGGCTCCGACGATGTTGTATCACACTCTCCCCATGTATAGCTATAGCCGAGTGTTATATTATTAAGAGAAGTGTTGCTAGGTAACGTGGAGGGACACACAACTATACTATTATATACAGTAAGTGGAAAGACAAACCGTGTAGCGTTAAACTTATTGGTTCGTTGTGTTATATCTCCATCTTTTACAATTAAGGCTGTTTTTATATTACTATGAACTTCACTATTAGGTTCGCAAGCTATCCCACTATAGCAAGTATTCACTGTATATCTGCGTAATATATTATCTATAGAACTACTTACTTCATTTGGTGTATATGTAGAAAATGTTGATGTATCAATACCCCAATCAAAAAACACAGGATAGTCATCACCCATATTAGGTAGACGATTAAGAAAACTTCCGTCAGAATTATATATATTGCCTAGTAAAAAAAGCATATTATTATTATAATATAAACTATCGTAGGGTATATTATATGTTGTAGATATAATAGGTATTGTATATATATAACCTAAACTATTACCTGTTACAGGTAAATTACCTGTAAAATAAGATGACCAGTTAACTGTCAGTTTATATTCAAAGTTAATTATTTGACCTGCGCATAAGCTATATGTTGAAGTGAGGGTATTTCGAGCAAAACTATTAATTTCAGTCCGCTTAATAGCAAATTCATTTATCGTAATATTATCTAGAGCTTTACCAGAAGAAAAAGATGCAATATAGACTTTACTTGAAATCGTATCTTGATACGATTCGACAATATCTCTATATATGTTTTTAAATTCCGTTTCAGCTATTACACCTGAAAGTCCGTAGCCTGATACACCGGGCAGACTACTACTCGACCCTATATCTAAATAACTAATAATGTTAGGTATGTCGTAATAGTGAAGATCTACTAAACCACACGATAAAATAGTATTATTACACCAAGGTGACGTATATACAATAGTATCATTATCCTTTACGGAGAATCTATATTGACCCTTAAGTTTAATATCAACATTTATATTATCATGTATCATATATATTTTGCAGAAATGGTTGTACTATATGCACCAATCGGTACAAAGCTAGTATTATTTAAAAATAATGATGTTGCAGATGATAATTTCCAGTACTCACAAAACATATCTTTATATATTCTATACTTACTGTCAGAAGATACATAATTAAATATATCCTTACGAGTTAAATTCACATTTATTGCACTAGTACCATCAAATACGCTCAATCTATATCCAAAGTTGTATCTATCTTCTGTAATACCTGTAAGACTATCAACCGAAGTTATTCTTGCATAAGTTATTGTGTGTGTGGGGCATATACTGTATACAGCATTATTATCTACAATAGGTATTACAAATTCCTCCAATGGAGGTATAGGTGGTCGCGAAGGAGGAATTGTTGGAATTATAGGTCTGACAGGTAAGATTTTTACCCCACTCAAAGTAGTATTTACTATTGTTGTTACCTCACCAGATAAAAAATTACCCTCTGTATGGAAATTTCTAAAATATATAGTACCTATTTTATTAGGATCGTTACTACTTATAGGTGTCGCAAAAGATGCTCCAACTTTATACATAGTATTACTTGTAATATCTAAATTTACATCTTTTACTAGTAGGGATTTAAAATCATCGTCAGGAGTACTCCTATAATCAACATACAATGTTCTACCAACATTACCTAGTCTTGCACGAATCGTTTTATAATTTAGCTCACCATCAACAATCTTAAAAGAACTATCTAAGCTTGAAAGAGCAACATTGTAATTATTTGTATTATAACTATAAGCTGGCCACTTATCACGAATACTAACACTATTAAGAATTCTAGCTGACTCATCAATACCATCGCGGATTACTCTTGTTCCAGAAAGCGCTGATACAGCAAATAATCCCGTGGTATCAAATCCTACAGCAATTATACCTCCACTTACCCCTGGGGTTAAAGAGCTTGATTGATCACTATTAGAAGAAAGGCCTGAATAACCGAGATCAATATTAAAATTACCGCCAGATAATATATAGTTATTATCCATTATAAATACAGTAAACCCAGCTTCAGTATTATTGTTACCGCTTATAGCATAATCAAAAGACCATACAATATCATAATAGGGGGAATACCCGTAGTTAGATGCTATATTGAATGCTTTTGTATTAACCGTAAACGTAGGGTATACCATATAGTTTATTTATATCAAGAGTCCTTGGTAAAGACACAAGTCATAGAATCTTTAGATTTAAATCGCGTGACATGCTTTACAGAATAACCTAACCGCTTATATTCACGATATAATATATCAAAATATTCCATTTCAAAATTAATAATTACACTATTACGCGAATCATCGATTAGTATATAGTCTGAAAATTCTTCCCCAAGCGCTAATACTCTGTCTGGAATAGCCACATAACTATTTAATCATTAAAATAATTTAATATCTGTGTTAACTTATCATTTAATTCCTTCACGCGTATAACCTTATTATAATCCTTTACAGAAAGTTTATAAGACTCTACAATTTCTTTAAGAAGTTTAATATCTTCCTCGATCAATCCTTCGATAATTAATTCATTCATAAATTATATAGTATAACCAACAATTCTTATTGTAATGGCATCATATTTAGAAGGTGATATTCTAAAAGCGCATGTTAAATTACCGTTGGCCGCAGCAGATAGTGGTATAAACACTTGACTACCACTACGTATACTATCACCACTACCAGATGCACGGCTTGATCCTACTAGATATTCATATGTATCTGGTGAAGTTGGACCAGTAAGAAGACTTTCATTAGGAGCAGATACAACAAATCTATCCATATTACCACCATCAGGGCCAGATTTTTTAATTTCACAATCAACAATTAAATTCTTTGCAGCTGGTGATACATTATATAGTGTCTGAGTTCGAGCGCCGGCGGCAGTAAAAGAGGTTATCTTGGGGTATGCAGAAATTGTTGTAGTAACTGATGTAGTACTAGAAGACTGCGGTTCAGAATATATTGTTACAGGTCGTTTTAAGAACGCAATAGGTGAATTTTCGTTGTAAATATCTGTACCCGTTACTTGTGTAATAGTACCAGCTGGGTATGCTATACTAGATGTACTCGCTACCGTGGTTACACGTCCGTATGTATCTACAGTAAACGAACTACCACCAACTATAGTTTGACCTGTAATTATCGCTGGTAAACCTACCTTAATATTACCAGATAAAGTACCTATAGCACTACCTGTAACATCGACACCATTAACTGTACCTGTTAACCCATTATTAATAGTAAACGTGGAAGATACAACATAATCAGGTTTAGCTTTTATTATATAAAGCATACCTGTTGCACTCAAGGTTGAATTAGTACCTGATGAAACACTAACTAATGTAGATGAAGAAGGCGAATTACTAACACCGTAAATTGTTTTGTTAATTAAATTAGGTACATTAAAGTTAGCACCACTACCCCCAAAGGAGTAACCAACTACGGCAGATAGTTCAGGGTAACTAGCACCTACAACAGATTGACCGTTACACAGTAACCAACCTGCAGGTGCATTAGCTGAAGAAACGTAAGGCATAATAGAACCTACAGCAATTTGACCGGCTGTACCTGCTACAAACACAGTCGTAGGAGTAGCAGCATTGCTCCACGATAAGTTACCAGATATGTCAGAAGTAAGATAAAGATCTGAACCAACGCCGCCTGTTGGCCAGCTATAATTAACAGAATTAATAGATAAGTTCTGCGGTAAACTCAAATAAGTACTATTTAGAGGTGTAATGCGATCTGTCTTAATACTGCTGCTGAGTGATATTTTATTTGTACCATCTAGGGATATTGAGTTACCTAGTAAATTTGAAGATATATTACCAGCAGATAAAGTACCTACTCTTATACCGTTAGTATTACTTACAACAACCGTACTATCCGCTGCAGTATACACACCTCCCACCTCGACCCAGTTATTAATATTGCTAGCTGAGCCTGATAAATGGTGGACATATAACTTATTATTATCTGTATCAAAAGCATAATCACCTACAACAGCTCCAACAAAATCAGTTACAGCAGTTGAGCTACCTGCATAGGTACTACCAATAGAGATACCACCCTGTGTTTGACCATCACCCACAAATAAGCGTTTTGTATCTATTGTGTAACCTAGTTCACCTTCCGTTAATATTACATTCTGTCTGTCAACATTAGTACCGCGTCTAATTAGAAGTTTAAGTAGTGTATTTTTATTAATTTCAATTTTAGCTGACATTGATTAAGGGGAGTTATTTATAAGAAAAGATTGGTATTGCGAATCTATCCACCGATGTACCGTTTTGTGAGTTAACAGATTCAAAAGTAATAAATCCTGCAGAAGATAGTTGCTTTGTTACTGACGCTGTAAAGTTAGAATTCCAAGATAGTGTATTTACTAATGTATTACCACGATAGCCAGATAGTGCAGATATTCCTGCACCTGTTGTCTGTAGAGGAAACCCTGCATAACTACCATTACCGGCAGATAAAGTATCTATTATAGAATTATAAGAAGATAATGCTCTACCTTTCGAATCGAATACTATATTTCTAAATATATTACCGGAATCACCAGCACCCCCAAAATTTGCCAGTTTTATTTGACCGCCAACATTTTGAATATCTGTAGTAAGCGTATCGTTAATTGTTGCTTGTAATTTATCACCTACAATATCTAAACCAGCTCCGAAAGAATCAGCACTAAGCGAATAAGCTGTTACTGTACCTACTGGTAACGCCGTAAGTGTTAGTGTTGTACTATTGTATCCGAAATACGCTGTATCTGCGTTAACACCTATTATAGTACCACTACCACCCTGTAATCCGTTACCGAGTGCAGAAGAAGCGATATGCTTTTGATCAATTACACCTACCGATAGTACATTTGTTGATGTTACTTTTAGAGTAATATTATCTACATTAGCTGATATACCATTATTTACAGTAGCAACCAACCCGCCTGATGCAGCAGACGATAAGAATTTAGTACCTGTTATACCGTTATCTTTTATAATAAGTTGATTGCTAGAATACGTTAAAGTGCTATTATCTGTTTTTGAACCTATAAAAGCCCAACTATCAGGTAAGCTATAATTTACACCAGTTAATTGGTATAGTAGACTATTATCATACACGATATCGCCTATTTGTGCGTTAGTAATATTAGTCCGAGTCTGAGGAGACCATGTAACATTACCAACAATGTTACCACCTGGTAAAACACCATCACCAACAAATACACGCTTTGTATCAGTTGTATATCCCAATTCACTCTGCTCGAGAATGACAGATTTTCGTTGTGCGTCTGTACCTCTTCTAATCTTAAGTTTTATAATTGTAATATCAGGCATAAAGTTAAAAATATCTAGTTAATTAAGCCGTTCTTTGCCATACATACAAGCCAAACCCAGGAGGTGTATTGTTATGAGGTTGATTACTACCTATGTAAGAAGTAAATCCTTGTACTCTTGTTCCTCCAGCAGAAGTTTCCTGTCTACCTTCTGCAAGACCGGGCATATCTATAAAAGTTTCACCATATACGAAAGATGAATTTCCCGCTGCACGTGTGTCATCTGCAGTACCATTAAGATGTCTATGATTTGGCATTTCAGGGATGGTTAATAGATGTTGATATTCACCGCCTGTATTATTTCCAGCTGTAAAGGTTTTAAATACTCCGTCAACAGTATCACTACCGACACCTACTAAAAATCTCCCTTGACTTACCTGCGACCAGGTTGTACCAGTCCAGCCAGTTCTTGTACCAGGGTTACTATCATTAAAGGTAACAATTATAGAGCTTACAGGGTGTAATACATTTAATAAATTTAATATATCAAATTGTGTTGAAGCAGAAAGCTTCGATGTTGTGGTCAATGTATCACATGTAAATGGACCACAAACAGTTGCACCATTACACGCTCTACCTAATTTAAGCGACGACTTGTTACCCAGTCCATCGTAGATATCTATAAGTGTTGATACAGGTAAAGCTTCGCCGTTAGAATGTAACAAACCACCGTAGGTATCACTAATTTTTGTCTGTGTAAGCTTAGTACTAGCCATTTTATTATATTTATACCGGCTATTCTATTATCAAGGTGTTACTAGACTGTCCTGTAGTAGTATTGTAAACAGGTACAATCCCATCACCCTTATCAGTTACTGTTAGGGCTATTATTTTTAATTGTAGCTCATATATATTACGAATAAATCTATTAAACACACCTGCTAGATTCTTTTCATTATCATGAATATAATATTCTTCAATAGAGTCACTAAGTAACAGTGATAAATCTATATTATAGTTATAATCTGTAAACACAAATATATCTAAATTATTATATGCTCCCGTAAATCTACCAACCAGGTTGTTTTTTAAATTAATATTATCATAAATTACCTTATAGAACTCTTTATTGAGAGAACTTCCTTGAATATACTCACTACTATTAAGTGTAAAATTAGCGCCGTAACTATCAAAATTATCCAATTTTAATACACTCTTATATATATTAGGCTCTTTAAAATAATATATTCTACTATTCGTAATAAAAAACACTTTATCGGTATCATCACTCTGTGGTGTTAATCTATATCCTACTATTACATCGCTATAGACAGATGTAGTATAACTCGCAGGTATTGTAGTTGTAGTGGTTTGAATTGATGCACCTTGTGTTACTATACTCGTTATGGATGGCGTATTAGTTTCCCAGTTAAATTTAGCATTGTCGTAATAAGTATCAACATAATTCCACAAACTATTAGGATCTTGCACTATAGTCGTTTGACCACCGGAAATTACATATGTAGCGGTTACCTGTGATGCAGGAGACTTAATATTAGATAAAATTTTATTAGTCTGATAAACACCCTTTCTATTACCGGGCTTATTAACTAATAATTTATAAATAGCGTAGTTTGTACTAATATAAAAAAAGTTACTATTGTTATACGAAAAACTTATATTATTAATTACCTCGCCAACCTGTAATATAAATGGTAACTCATATGACTCCTCAACGTTGAAGCAGTCATTTATAATATAAAGTTTAGTTTTCTGCTGACTATACGTTAAAACATATAGGTAGTTAGTTAATCTATTATACTCCAATGCAGCTATAGGTTCACGCTTAAAATTAATACTATTAATTACTGCTATAAAGTTAAAGTCTAGATCAAATACCTTTATAGCATAATTTTTAGAGTCATTAACAGCTATGTAATTATTACCCGCTGTTATTTCTTTAGGTTCATTGAACAATACCTCATCCACTGCTAGCCCTTTTCCGCCAATAATTTCTACTAAGTTTCTCTTATTAGAAAGAACCGTATCACCATCAATATATCCTCCTATATCATACTTTAAGATATTATTATTACCTGTATCTGTAACATATAGAAACTTACCAATAGTAGCTATACCACCGATATTGAAAAAAGATAGTGTATTCTCCGCTACCTGTGTTTGATAGTAAGGTGAAATCTCAATAACACCTATAGATTGATCGCTACATGAAAGAGATATAAGGTTTGTACTTGTAAAGGCAAATATAACAGCTTTACTATCATCTTCTAAATAGTTAACAGGAGCAAATCCACGTATACCGTCTAACTCGAGAAAATTGTTGGTACTACCAAAGGGTAGTGTACTATAATTACTACCCGCAAACAAATCAAGTGTCGTTTGCGACGCGCTAAGTACACCAGCATATTTAACATTATCACTAACAGGTAACAGTGCTCCCGTCATGAAGCACCTTGAATACGTATATATTGTATTAGTTTTAATTTTTGTTAATTTACTCTCTAAGAGATTATAATTTAAAAAGTCATTAGCTTCAATTAATATTTCTTCGAGAGGTATAGGTAATTCAACAATATCGTTAATACCTCGATCAAAAAAGAAATCAGAACAAAGTAGATCCGTTTTATATGTACTTTGCCTCTCAAGTGGTACACCTACCAGTGAAGATAAGGTACTACATTTAGACGTGATATCTAATTCAGTGGCTGTATATGGTACCCCGCTTAATACTTCAACATATCCTGTATAGTCTACACTGTTAAGTGTAAACAATCCTGATTCAGCATAAAATCTCTTATAATCACTATAGGTTATCATTTAAAATCAATAAATTGTATATCGTTAATCTTAACACCTACAGGTAATGTTGATGCTGCTTGCTCATAAATAACATTCTTAATGTTATTTTTAAAGGTGGTGTTAGTAATACCAGTATTCTTAACATAAATATTTATACTCTTTGAACTGGTTACGGGAGCGTATTTAAAAAACCTCTCTATTTCCTCAATATTATTTCTTTGACCGCAAGGTATAGACAATATGAGTTCGTCAATTGTTCTATCTTTTAAGCTGAGGGCAAAAATCTCATCAGACTTGAGAGCGTAATTGTATATCATAAGATTACGAACGGGGTAACTACTATTAATAAAGTAATACCCTGGTTGCTTCAAGTAAGTTGCAAGATCTATACCATTAGTAATACCGACAGCTCCAACATATAAATCTTCAGAAAGTATTTGTTGAATATTATACTTGCTAGGTGGAATTACTTCGTTTTGATATAAAACACCATCAATAAACAAACTAATATTACCCTGTAATGCATCAAACCTATATGTAAAAGTATGATAACCGGTATCAATAGATCCTAAATCAACGGCTATACTTTTAGATAAAATATCCTCCGAGGAAAGGTAATTAGTAAGTGTAATATTAAAAGCTAACCTATTACTGTTTAAAGCCTGTAGATTATTAAAGTTAGTCATTGTATATTTTTTCCTTGTAGCGCTTGTATCCGCTATGTATACACCACTTATACCTAAATTATAAGTTTGACCAGTACCTATATTGTATGACATTAAATTACCTGTATTTAAACCACCTGATAACATTAAGATTGTAGAGAATTCTTGTACACCGTTAGGTGTATACTCTCTCATAATATCTACATGAATGTTTTTATATTTCCCTTCAGTACTATTTGTAGTGGTTCCTGATAACACAAATTCACGGTTCGTAGTATATTGATACCAGTTGTTATCTGTAATCAGTAGTATCTGATTATCAGGAGTTATGTTAAAATCGTTAAAAGCACTCGTCGTATCAAACAATATACGACTTCTATTAGTTATAAGGTTGTAATACCATATCTGCCTGTTACCATATAAAAAATATATTTCATTTGTATTTTTTATCTTTACGTTCTCACCAGGTATTCCATAAAGAATATTATTATATATTAATAAACTTCTATGCTTATTCTGCGGATCGTTAGGATCTGAATATAAACTCAACGGTGTCGAGTATATAGTAGTATAATTAAATGTATTTTTATTTACCTTTAACACCTCACCAGTAACATTTAATAAGAAGTAAATATAGTCATCATCCTGTGTGTAATTTCTATATAAAATTATAGGTATATACTCTCGCTTTAGCTTATTACCTAATTCATTAACTTTGTAGCAAAAACCGTCGCTACATATAACAAAAAAATCATCAAGTGGTCTATTAGTTATAACTTCCTTTATATTAGTAGCAAAATCAACGGTTTTAATTAATGTAAAGGAAGTATTATATATATAAACTGTTTTATCTTGGTATAGAACTATAAAAGGTGTAATTTTTATATCACTAAGTACTGTAAAATGTTTACTAGAGTTAGCTATTGAATACCCATTATTAACTATATTTGGACTAACAAACATATCGAAAGAGAAAGTAAATTGAGATGTACAGTTTACATCATTCTTTATATTATACTTATTATATTTCGTACCATCATATACAATAGAACTACTATCATAAGCAGATAATACATTTTTAGTGGTGTAAAAATTAGTAAAGCTACTTATAAGAGGTGAGGCGCTTGTAATAGCGTTCTGTATATCTTCTACACCTACTCTCGAATAATAGTATTTTGAATTTGGTTCGAGAGTTAAATCACTCTTTTTATCAAAAATATAATTAGCTGTACTAGGAGAACTATAAATTAGTGAATCAATAGGATCTAGAAAAGACGGAGCAAATAAAGGAGACGCAGATAGAGCATTTTCTTTTGAAATTCTATCAGGGTAGTAATATCTATCTACCCAAATACCAGTTGTATTATTACCCCCTGAAAGCCAAGTGCATAAATATCTACCATTTTTAAAGTTGGTGGTCTTATTATTACGTAGACTGAATACCTTATCTGCTAGTCGTGGTGAAACAGACGCGATACTACCATTATGAGTGAATTTTGTATCGTTAATATTAAGCTTCTCGTACGGGTATATAGATGAAGGTGTAGTAAAGTATGTATCTGTACCACTATACACCTTTATATCTTTATCATACCATACATACGTAAGTGAAATATGATCATCACCACGCTCTTGATCGTTACCCGTACGTAAAGTCGTATACTCTCTAAATTTTGTATCAGGTAAATTATCATCACCACTTGTATTGCTTGTACCTCGTTTAATATAACCTCTCTCAGATCTGTTATTGTCCAGAGCAATATGATTTAACTCGAAAGTATCATTAATCTCATTATAATTTGTATGTAGTAGGTACTGACTCGATTTATCGAAGTCACTTTTTTGTGTATTTAGTTTAAGTGAATTTACCTTATTAACATTATAGCTAACCCAACTTGAACGTAATTTAGGTTCTATACTTTCATAATTGTAATAAATTTTAAATAATTTATCACCACGACTTATGGATGGATTAACTATCGCATCTAAAACGAGCGAAGTGCCAGATAACACTACTGTATATAAGACGTTACTTATATCTTTATATAGCTGTAAATAGCCATCGCTATCTAATTGATATCTAAATATATCGGTACCTTCAATAGCACTAGCGCTATCATATACAGAGACAGATGACATAAATTCAAGAGTATTACCACTAATAGGACTGTTTAATATATAAAACCCTGTACCAGTACCATGAAGAACTCTAAGCACTTTATCATTAATAATACTTAACTCAAAAAAGCTACCTGGATTATCATACTCTACTTTATCTAAAATAGTTAGATACGTAGTATTATCCAGATCAGCATTTAAGTTTAGAACCTTAGGTACAGATATATCAGAAAGATTGTTTAATATTAAAGGTGTAGTTATTGTTCTTAATACATTATCTTTCTTTTGTATTACTGTTAAGAAATCCTCAAGCTTCTTATAGTCTGTTAAATACTGAGATGTATAATTGTTAATAGAAGAATCGTGTATACCTGATAAAGCATCAATACGATTAAAAGTCATTCCTTGTTCGTTGGTATAAGAGAATTGCTTATACTCATAAGCTCCATCAATATAGGTAGCTCTAGGTGTACTTATAGCAGATAAGCTATACGCTGAAAGATTCATATATAATATTTAATTACAACGGTCAAGTTAGAAAGCCTCTAATTAACTGTTTAATTATATATGTTTATATAGTTAGTAGACTAGGTATTACCTGAACATTATTCTTACTTTCAAAATTAACGAAGGTTGTGTTGGCAGATACGGGTAAAATCTGCGTATTAATAGCGACGAGATCAACTATATCATCATAAAACGATCCATGATATATTTGTAGCGGTTGATAAAAATAGACCTTTTCACCACTATTATATGTTAATACAAAGTTTGATGTTAACTTTAAACTATAAGTATTAGTTTGATTAGAATAAGGGTACGAATACTGTACACATACAGACCCACCAACCTTTCCGTAGAGTATTTCGTCGAATATAGATTGCTCACGGTAGTTATATACAGCATCTTTTGTATATGTTAAAGGAGCTGAACCGTCTCCCCAATTAATATCTAGAAAAAGAACATTATAACTATCCTCCTTTATACCAGTTAGTATGTAGTTAACGGTACTCTCACCTTTTAATAGTATAGGATTATTATAAAAAGTCCTAGATTCTACAGCTGATAAATTAAAGTATATGTTAGTATTCTTACTCATAATATAAATGTACCACCCTGTATGTTAGGAGTTCCTTGTAATGCGCCGGTAGTTGCATACTGTATAGAAGTACTATAAAATCCTGTTGTATTAATAACCTTACCTGGCTTGTAGAATTTACCGTCGTGAAATGTAACTAGATCATTGTCAATACTAAAACTATAATCATAAACGTATACCATATTATTACTATCTGAGCATGTATATGTTAATTTGTATATACGGTTAAAGCTATTATATGTTACAACTGGTTTATCGATTTTAGTGATATTAACATCAAAAATATTAGATATATGGTTTCTTATGCTAAACAATTGTGTTGCGCTTCTTGTAATATCATCTAAATTAGGAAATACTTGTACTATAGTATTATCTATTATATGGTATTGATATATAGCGGGTAGTAATATACTACGACTAGTTCCTGTTAAGCTCTCAAACTCTGCTTGTAAGTTAATAGGCGAAAAAGGTGATTCTGTTGTTATCGTTTGTAAACCTGTTTCTGTCGTTAAGTAAGCGCCACCACCGTCTTCTAATTGATTAATAGTGCAAAACGTTAACGTCTTTTCTTTCTCATTAAAAAATCTATTAGAGAATTTATTAATAGTGTTAGAAGAAGAACGTGTAAAATAAGTATTTTTTGTACCGGGGGTTATAAACGTACTATCTTCATAGTTTATCTTATCAAAAACAAGATAACTATCTGTTTCGCAAATAATAGTATCATATATTACGTCAAAATCTTTTACTTTATTGTAAATCTCATTTTTAACGCTGGCGGAATACTTGCTAAATATTGCACTAAGAGAACTTGATAGTATAGTCGATGTAGAGTAGCGCTGATTTTTAATATACAGCTTACCGTTAAGCTTTCGCTTATAATTTTGTGTATTAAATGTATTATTTCCGCTAATAGAGCTAATAATAGTCAGACTATCAGCTGATACATCATCCTTATACGGGTAATTATAATCATAATCATAATCGTTAGTTAGTTGAGAGATATCTGTATAGTAACCACAGTCAAAATTACTAGTAGTAATTCCTGATTGTTCACTACTTAATATATACCTCCCATCTAGTGTAAAGTTAGAATAATTTGTACCGCTAAGTATGTAACCTCTTTCTATATACGGTGTAAGCTGCGATATGCCTGCTTCAGCTAACTCCTGATAGTAATACTGCGATGAAGACGGGTATGCAGGTGAGATACTATCTGCTAAGATCGGGTCAGGTAAAGCGTCACTGTTAAGAAATGTAAACCCACCCGCATCTTTATACCTAAATGTAATATTTCTCTCTGGTACGATTGATTCTTGATAAGGTGTAAAATCTCTAAAGAATAGTGTATAAGGGAAGCCTGATAAGGTAAATTGTGGTTCCGTAAATGGTAGCTTAACATTATTAACTGTAAGGGTTGATAAGCCAGATCGTATAGACCCATCAACACTACCTTCTGTAGAGTAGTTAAAATTATATCCTTCTATACTATCAAAAAAATCATAACCATCTAACGTTAAATTTAGGATAGTTAAATCACTTTCTATATTCTCAACAGATTTAAAAGTCTGTCCGAATTCATCTTTAAATAACGCGTATTCATTACCGTAAATATCATATTGAACTTTTGTTATAAATCCTTTGTTGTAGAGATCGCTAAAATTTAAATTTAAACTTTCTTCACTCGCTGTATTTTTTTCTTGATTCTGTTGTCTTGTATAATAAGGTGTAAAGGTTTGCTCGTAATTACTAATTTTCGGATCACCGCTTGCAAACCCAGAAGAAGAATTTCTTGCATCTTTTGTATAATCATGTACAAATACCAATGGGTAATCTATCTGTCTATTAACTGATACATTACCATATACATTTGGATCAGGAAATATATAAACTTTACCTGTTTCAAGTTTTGTTTCATCGACACTATAGGTATAATTACTAGAATTTAACTGAAATAGCCCTATCGTATCTGGTTTAAAAAATAATCCTATATCACGTAATAACTTAACCTCATTCGATTCAATAGTAGCTGTATCTGCAGCTTGTAAGTTAGGTATATTAGATGAAGGATTCTGAGCTGTAATAAATTTACCAGACTCGTAGACATCATTAATAGTAGTTATATAGTAAAAATCGACTCCTATATACTTACTTATTAATTCACGCTTTAAAGAATCTCTTTCATCTTGTGATATACCGCATTTATTATCTGCATTTATAAAGTTAAGTGGATTCGTAGGGTCACATATTGGGTCTACAGATACTGCATAATTAACAGCGAGTGGTATTTCGAGTAAAAATACCTGCGATCCAAATATATCTGCAGGTAGTACTTCTTTAAAGAATAAATTAATATCAATATCATTAATATTAGAACTATACTGTGTATCACGTACTGTAGCAGTACTTGTGTTTGTTCTAGGTAGATCAAAATAGTTTCCGTAAACATCGACGAACTCTTCGATATCTATCTTCATCTCTGTCACGATAGATGATAGAGATAAATTTAATGATGTATACTGTGGTTGCTGCTCGGAAGAGAAAATATAGTTATATATCTTCTCAAAAATACTCCGTTCAATCGACGCTGAGCTACCTTTAATCTTATTTCTATCAACACTATATTTTGCCTCTTCTCTTTTTTCTTTGTAGAAGATAATAATTTGTCTTATTTTTTCAACATATATAGGTATAGCTATATCTAAATCAACAGGATCGTTAAAATCAAGTGTTGACATAAATTTTAACTCTTGTTGTGTAGAATATGTTAGTACCAGATTCTTAAGAAAATCTATATATAGTTCAACAAAACTAACAGCAGTATTCCCATTCTTTGTGTTGGTAATATCAGCCCATTGCTTTAAATAATACAAATAAAAGTTATTATATTCATCTGGTGAGTAATCAACATTGGTATTTTTGATAAACTCTAAGAAAGATAAAGGTTGAGTGTTATCTATAGTTATAGTAGCATTACTATTTGTAATGGAATTATTTAATATACTAGTACCGAACGTAATTTTATTACTCATTCAATTATATTTATTTAATTAAATAGATCCAAGCCGGTATATAGTTGATTAGTTAGTATATTTGAAATAATACCATCCGGTTGCGACCATTCTGTGTAAGAACTTACAGTATTACTCAATGTGTTTGTAATATCATTATAATTTATAATATTATTCGTTATTGTTCCGTCGATTGTAGGAATATAGTTATAAAAAAGATAGTAATTACTGATATCATTATAGGTTGTACCTGCAGGTATTACCAGTCCCCATCCCCATGTATTGTTATATGTATTAAGAGCGTAGTTATGACCAGTTAAACTAATATTAGACGCACATAACGGTAAGTAAGTATTTAAATATGTAAACTTACCGCTATATTTTTCAAAAGCTAATAAATCCTCCCCAGCTGTTACAGTATAATTAACAGAAACCTCTTCGCCTATATTCTTACCGTATATTTCTCTACCCTGGTAACCAAACGTTCTAAAGTCTTTGTTAAAGGTATTTGCTGAACCCTGCAATCTCTTAAAATTTATTGATAAAAGATCAACTAATCTACCTATTTCAGAAGGAAATAAGTAGTTAGTATTACTAAATTGAATACTATCATCACCTGTTTGTTTAATTAGCGATACTAGACTTTGTATTCCAGCATAGTCTAATGTTGAGTTATTACTAACAAAGTTTTGTATTTTTTCGTATGTTCGTTTACCAAGTGATTCACCTATATTAGAAGATATATTACCAACAATACTACCTAGAAAATCATCAAACAATATTTTATTATCTAAAAATAGTGGCTGCATAGCAACATCTTTAAATTGTTGCGTCATATCGATATCTTCACCTACCTTAGTAACATTATAATAGTTTTTTGTATATAAATTAAATGGGTTAGATGTACCTTCGAGAGAATTTCCGTTAAAAAGTCCAGATACTGTTATAACTACATCCTTAAAAGCATATGGTGCGTTATATGTGCCGCTAAGTGATGTATATATAATAGGGTCATTAAGATTTACGATAATATAACCCTTAAAGAATCCACCACTACTGAGCGTCTCAAGACTTCCAAAGTTAGCAGATGTTGTTGTATAATTATTAATATCATCACCATTAGGTAACCTTATACCAACAGATATACCGCTTAAGGCAATAAGCGGTCCGCTTTTATTGGTAAAATTATTTATATCCTTGATCCTTACAACAAACCCAATCTTTACATCACCGAATTTATTCTTACCTATAGGGTAAAGCTCTGATGTTGTACCCTCACTCGTTATACCATTAGCTGTAATAGACAATCTATCATAGCTTGTATTTTCTATTACCCTAGCAGACATTCCAACGGTAGATGTATTAGAGTAAGTCACAAATTCATCTGCATTATAACCAAATAATAAATTTAACTCATCATTTGGGATGTCACTCTTAAAATAGACATCTTGATACCCCGTTAGTCCGCAAAAATAAGCAGCTACATCTTGCGAATCAGTTGTAACAATAGTATTAGCTGATAACTTGCAATATATTGGTGTAGTAATCGTATTAAACGATGATATCTCTATAAAATTAGTTAATTGATTTAATCCTGTCTCGAAGAGATAGAAAGAAGAGAAGGGGTATAGATGACCGTATGATTGTTTATCTAACCCCAAATCAAAGTAATTAATATTACTACCTGAGCAAAACGCCTGTATAGTTTTATTAGCTGATATACTATTAAGGTGTCTATTCGCTATAGAGTTAGTAATATATATAGGTCCTCCAATCTCACCAGTACTTAGCTCGAAATTATATGTATCTGTATATTGTATGTTTATACTATCAGGTATAAAATCATATACATCTACATTACGGTAAAAGGTATTTATATAACCTTGACCGTCACCTGTATATAGTGTGTAAGAAACTCTATAAGACCCTGGTTCTGCATATGCATGCCTAGCAGTAATAGCCTCAGTAGTAGTACCATCACCAAAATTCCATATTAATCGTTTTGTGGAAAAAATAGGATCTGTTGTATTGAGTCTTGGAATAAAAACAAACTCCGCAAACGGCAATGCATAACTCTGTGTAGACAGTTCACCTGTATAGTTATAGGTATCAAAGTAAGCGTAGACTGTATTAATATCACTCATTTTCGATTATTATTTTACTACCAATATTAGAAATATCATAAAAATAAGCATACATAAAGTTCTGCATTTTATAATTTTGCGATGTAAAAAGAACATCATCCTGCTCGTAAAGAGGGTTCCATACAACATAGTTTATTTTTTGAGCTTCGTACCCTGTATCTACACGTCTTGTAAATATATTCCTAACACCTTCTATATTAAGAATATCATCCGTTATTTTACTTAGATTAACAACATCTCCCAGCTTAATACTATTAAAGTAATTCTTGTATATAGTTATAACTTGATCTTTTAAGACTGAACTATTTGTCTTAGTATTAATGTCTTTTTTAATAACAAGATATGTATTATCACCCAAAGATATAGATTCACTCTCACCTGTTATTTGTAATCCGAAGGTAAACGCTTTATAAATTGGATCCATACAAACAATAGTATGAGTAATATCCTTTTTAAGATTGCATTCGTTAATTATTATTTGTTTCTGCGAAGGGTTTAAATAATTAGGTGTAATATCGTTTAATATAGGTGATATTTTTGGAACTGTAAAGATATATACATTATTAAAGTTTGTAGATGGTGCGAATTTTACTTGGTTAAATAACACTCTACAATCTTCATTTGGTTTATTCAACCCTACACTATAGAAATAAGCTAAATAACGCGATGTAAAATCTTCGTTAGAGAGAATACTTACAGATTTTACAATATTATTATAATTCTTAGATATATACGACTGGTAATCATTCCCCGTTACTAATCTATCTTGTGATGAGAATAACTTCGGTGCATTCTCTTTAATTTGATCTACTGTTTCTGCATCTGCAATAGGTGAAGAATTGTTAGCGTTATTAGGGTATAAATACGGTAGATTACCTGGAGATATTAAATTAGTTTGATCAGCGTATATAACCTGCGCAATTTCCCTAAAGGTAGGTGAGTTATATAAGTTAAATTTATAATTCGATATTACACCAGCACCTACCTCACCTATAGCACCATCAGATTGAATATAAAAGATTTTAATATTCTCACCTACGCGTAAAGCTTTACCAGTTATATTATTACCAAACTTAAACTCATAGTTACCATTTTCATTTAAACGCTTTTCATAGCTTTTTGTATCAGCTTGCTCGAGAAAGAGTGACGAGGTTTCTTTCCATTCATACCAACCGGTATCATCATTACTTTGTACAAATATAGTGAAGCTATTATCGGATATAAATCCTGTACTATTGTTATCAAGGGTATTGACGAGAATAATTGTCTCGAAGTTTTCTCCTGTACCAACAAAAGTAGGTGACTCAATTATAGAACCCTGCATTAATATATTATTATCGATATATAAAGCTTCTGTACCTGTTGTTGTTTTTTCAAACGCTATATCCTTCATGGCGGTATAGACTATACCGTTTGCATTAATAAAAGAGAAGCGAGGTAAAATATACGATGTTGGAGATATATTAGAGTCAGCTGATAAGCCGAGAGTTAATAATGACGTCTGATTACCTAATGGCTTGTAGCCGAGTAAGGTTACAAGCTTATTAACATTTTCGTACAGAGTAGCTGTTGTAAAGTTACTTTCAGAAGATGTAGTATTTAAATAGAATAATAATACATGATACATATATGCAACTATATCAACAAACGCATTAATATTTGAACCTTCAAAGTTTTGATCTCTAAATACTTCATTTTCATTTAATCTTGCTATGATTAAATCTTTTAATGTGTCTGCTTCAAACGCTGCATAAGCGTCTTTAGGTAGGTTAAATTCTGTAAAATTTCTAATACTCATACGAAAGTGTATCCTTCATTATTTAGTACACCTCTTAAGCTTAGCCCCTGTATATTGAGCGATGGTACAGAAAGACTCAACGTAATGTCATACTCTTGTTCATCTATTACAGCTATAACATCTAATCTATCAATAGATATACGTGGTTCCTGCGTTGTTAATCCATCATATAAATCTGTACCTAAGAAAAACGCTCTTGTTTCAGAGACTGTATCAAAAAGATGATTACGTAAATCTAAACCAAAGGTAGGATTAAGTAATTTCTCACCTGGAGATGTAGTCAGAATATTTTTAATAGAGTTAATTATTGCTTTAGCGTCATAAATTGGTTTTAAATCTCCCTTTTCACTATCTTTATACAATTCAGGATTATCTGTATATCTTAAGACTAAATCAAAGCCGATATCCTTATAGAGGTATCCTTTCTTGATTGACGTATCTATAGGCGTTAATTGCCTTTGAACATTTAATTTAATCGACATAGTACTGTATTAGTTGCTCGTAAACTTTAGAGAAATATTCTTCTTCCTCTTTAGATGCGTTTATATGTAGAGTGATAAGATATTTCTTCGCTTTAGAAATAGAACTAGAGCATCCTACCTTTTTATTTGTATTTTTTTTATATATACATTTACCTACTCTTTTATAAGGCATAATATTATTTAAGGTATTAATCAAAATTTGATGATACCAATCTCTATATAAAAAGTACCAATCTTTATAAATAATAAATATATGAAAGAATATTACGTTTATTGTATCTATGTAGATAACGTACCTGTTTATATAGGTAAAGGCAAAGGTTCACGTATGCATCACCATTTACGGAATTTTGCTCTGCATAATACAGCAGTTAATAAAGTCTTAAAAGACAAGCTTAATTCTGCTGTAAATAAAAATCAAATAATAGATGTTAAAATCATACGAGAAAATTTATCTAACGAAGAAGCTCTTCACGAGGAAAGTAATCTTATATCTCTATACGGTAGGAAAATATAT